TTCTTTACAGCAGGTTTTTTGTTCATCATGATTAAAGTCCTTTAAAAAGAATAGCCACAAGAAGACCCGCCATGCCGACTATCAGAGCACCTGCGGTTTGAATGATTAGGGATTCCAATCGGTCTACCCGTTGGATAAAAGTCTGATAACGCTCAGCACAAACTGCTTCGTGCGTTGTTATCTGTACTTCAAGTTCATGCGTTGTTGCCACTGTCGGCCTCCTGTACTGCTTGGGTTTGGTCAATTACCGCAGGGAAATCACTTTCTTGCTGCTCCTCGGGTTCAATTACAATAACGCAGCCCTCAGGTACAGCTTCACAGCGCATCAATGAGCCGTTCGGAAACATAACAAGGGGGAGTCTGCGTCCATCTATCATGCTGTGAATGTTCCAGATGATGTGAATGTATGGTAGGTATATCCGCCTGCGCTAGTTACTGTTCCGCCAGTAGCACGTTGAGAACCAAGGTAGCGAACAATTACGATACCTGAGCCACCATTTTTTCCTTTTTGCCCGGGTGCAGAACCGCTACGAGAACCGCCACCGCCGCCACCTGTGTTTGCACCTCCAGCAGTAGCGTTTGGGTCTTGTCCACCAGTACCACCGCCGCCATTTCCACCAGCTACAGTTGAGCCTGTAGTACCTGAACCGCCGCCAGCGTAGTACGACCCGTTGCTCCACAACAAGCCAATGCCGCCTTGAACCCCAGAACCAGCAGCACCAGCACCACCACCACCAGCGGAGTCACCTTGTGAGCCTGAGCTATTACCTCCAGCAAAACCTTGCCCAGCAGTTCCAGTTCCACCAGTGGTATCACCACCAGTACCAGCACCGTCACCACCGCCGCCGCCTGAGCCACCATTTTTGCCTGCTGCTCCAGCGGGACTACCAACACCGCCACCAACCGCAGTTTGACTAAATCCTGTTGAGTTAACACCTAAAGCTGGAGTTGTACCACCAGCACCAACAACAAGAGAATAAGCTGTTCCGAATAAGTTGATGACCCTAGCTGATTACCACCTGAACCACCGCCAGCAACAACAAGATACTCAATAGTGTATGGACGTAAATATGACGCATCACTTTTACCTTGTTGCGTATCGTTAAGTTTCCATATAGTAGAGAGTCCCATTACGAAATCTCCTCGTATGAGCAGACGGCTGTAAGGTCACCAGCAGCACTAGCTGTGCAACGAAGTGTGTCACCTTCTTCGAGATAGATAGCTTTCGACAAAATATCCATTGAAGCGTCGGCAGGAACTAAAACGGTTGAAGCAATTGGGTAAGCCGTAGATGAGCGGAACAAGTCCACTGTGATGTCTGCCGAAGCAGTACCGTCAATGTTTGCAACGTACAAAGCGTTAACTTTGAACACCTTACCGCTTGCGGCAGAGTTGGTGACGATTGCTGTTGCAGATGTACCGACAGCTTGCACCGCCGTTTTACCTGTGATAGTTGCTACGTTTACGATGTTTGGGGCTGCCATGATTTATCCTCCGAATACGATTGCCATTGCGATGGCTTTACCAGTCGTCGCACGGTCTATGAACTCATTAAAAAGAGCCGCTGTTGGGCGTAGCTCAAACCTGTCGTTCGTGCTGTAAGCACGAGCCGTAGTGCCATCTTGACCACGTACGATTGTCATTGTGTCTGTGCTACGTGCTGTGACTTTTACAATCTCAAGATTGTTGGATGTATCAATCATGGTTGCATAAAAATAGTCGCTCGCAGTTAGCGTAGGAAAACGAGCACCCTCGCCTGCCGCCAGAACAACCGTAGTTACACTGCTATTGATACCAGCGTTCAATGTGCCGAAGGCGTTGTTGGCGACTTTAATTCCCATGATTACATTCCTTCAGCTTCAGGAACTTCGACCCAGTTACCAGCAGCGTCATCCCAACGATACATCTTGCCATCGTTAGGCATCTGTGTAGGTGCATCCCACAAGCAGGTAGTCTCGTTTAAGACCCACTTGCTGTATGGCTTCGGTGGGATAAACGCATCACGACCAGCGTCGTAGGTAAACCCGATACCTGCATAGTTCTTACGCAGCGGACGCCCTTCAGGGTGAACACCACCGTAGGTGTTGTAGCTTGTCTGAATCCATTGTCCGGGACTAGAGTCCACGAACGTATCAAAAAACTCTGGTTCAGCAACGATAACTTGCGTTACTAGACCATCAACAACTTTTGCAAAATGTGCCATTCAATTTCTCCTTATGCCGTGTATGTGCCAGACGATGTAAATGTGTGGATGGTGTATCCGCCAGATGAGGTGACTGTTCCGCCTGTGCCTTTTTGAGCGCCATAATATCGAAGGATAACAATCCCCGAACCACCAGCCCCGCCGTATCCAGAACTTGCACCAGCGCCACCAACAGTTATTACGTTTGCTGCCCCCGGAAACACCAATAATTTTGCTTCAGCGCCTGCGCCACCACCAGAAGATTGACCGGGAACAGATGAGCGATAACCACCAGCACCGCCACCGCCATGACCTGCGCCTGAGCCTGTATCGCCACCGCCGCCACCGCTACCAGTATTAGTAGAGCCATTTGCACCAACAGCATTGATTGCTCCGTTACCGCCACCGCCAGAGCCGCCTGTACCAGCAGAGCCGGATTGCGCCCAGCCACCGCCACCGCCACCGCCTGCACGAGTTACAGATGTACCTGTAATGTTTGAAGAAACACCAGTGCCCCCATTACCATTTTGACCGCTTGTTCCAGCAGCACCAACAGCCCCTGCGCCACCACCGCCACCGCCTTGATATGCTGAGCCGCCAAAATAATTACCATTGCCGCCAGCAAATCCTTGCCCTGCTGTTCCAGCGGCACCAGCAGTACCGTCACCACCACCACCACCGCCTGAACCACCACCACCAGTAGCGCCTTGACTATAAGCTCTACCGCCGCTGCCGCCAACACTTGATATTGAGCCGAGGGAAGATGTCCCGCCGTTTCCACCATTTTGNNNNTGTATGAAGCACCGCCACCACCACCCGCAATTACAAGGTATTCAACTTCATATGGCCCTGAAATTGTTTGCCATTGAGTGCCATCGTAATACTCCATGTAGCTGGTGCTGGTATTCATACGCTGCATACCAGCAACAGGACTAGCGGGTCTTTGTGCAGTAGTACCTGTTGGTAAGTCAAAATACCCGGTAGATGAATTTAATTTATCGCTAACACCTAGGGGGGCATCACTACCTAATTTAATAGCAGTTACTTCTCCGTCTGCAATTGCAGAGGCTTCCTCAAACGTCGCTGCTGTAATGCGAATCTCAATACGGTCACCAGTGCTATAGGAACGTGCAGTCGTTGATTCTTGCGCACGTACGACAGTCAACACATCGGTTGAACGAGCCGTACACTTAACAATCTCAAGGTTGTTCGATGTGTCTATCAGTGTGGCGTAGAAATAATCGCTCGCCGTTAAAGTTGGAAAGCGAGCACCCTGCCCCGATGTCAATGTGATGCTAGTTGCAGACGAGTTGATACCCGCCGCAAGCGTAGCATTAGCATTGTTTGTGAGTTTGATACCCATTCCCGGACTCCTTAGTTAACAGTCACAGTCCAAGTAATGCCGAGTGTGTCTGCTGCACCTTTGTTGATAACTGAGAACACTGTACGGCACAACATAGTGCCAGAAGACGAAGCGTTAAAAATACCTGCTTCTGTCAATGCACCAGTGCCTGTACCTGCTGGGAATGTAGCAACATACGCCACATTGTTTGTAGTCACAGTTGCCGAAGTTAACGTCACACGCGAACTTGCAACAGCAGTCTGTAGGGTTGTATCGCCTACCGCAGCAGCGGTTGTACCAGTACCAACTTCCATATGCGTCATCGCTGCTGGACTGTTGGTTGTAGTCTTTGTCATGCTAGAAGCAATAAAGTTTTTACCTACTGTTACCACTAGGTTTTTTACTTCTTCTTCTTGCTTGACATTGCCGTGCTCGTCAGTGAGAACGAGCTTCAGGTTACCCGTCATTTTGATTGCGTCATTAAACATGCTTTACTCCTTAATTGAGTTGGTTTTCGTTTAGGCCGTATCCAGCAAACATGTAACTGTACGACTCCGTGCGTATTGTATAAACAATACCAGCATTGGGGTCAGTTGTCAGCACAAATTCACCGTTTATAAGCGGTTGATGGATTAAGTGACTGTTGATAGTTCCCGGTACTTGGAAGTACGTAAACTTGTCATCTGATATAAAAGCCCAGTCGTAGAGCGGTGTAGACTGCCCAAGGGTCAGTACTAAGTTAATGGCATCAGCCATTGTTATGGAATCAGTTAGGACTTTATCAACCGCAAACAAATTTAGAACATCTGTTGCAGAGACGGTGTCTGTGATGTCGGGGCGAGTAAACTCTTTTACCATGACATCAGCCATAGCTACTGGGTCAGCATCAGCATCAGCATCTACTACGTCAAAGTCAAACTCATAGCCCGGTGTCTTAGCAATAAAGTCCGTTATCTCAACGGAATCAGTCAAGACTTTATCGACTGCAAAGGTGTTGACCACATCGGTAACAGTAGCCGCATCACTAGGGTTTACCCCTATATCAAACGGGCCAAACGCATCAGAGGCTGTAACTGTTTCAGTCTTACCTAACTCAGGCTGTCGTGAAGAATCATCAGCCGTGGTCACTGAATCAGTAACATCAGGACGGGTGAAGTCTTTAGCCGCTGCGTCTGTAGCCGTCGCACTATCAGCAACAACTTTACCTGTGCTAAATTCTGTTACTACATCGACCGCAGCAGCAGAATCCGTCAGTGCCTTACCAACATCTTTGGTGTTGATTACATCATCCACACTAGATGTGGAGTCCGACAACACTTTATCAGTAGTTTTAGCGTCAGCATCAGTAGCTTCGGCAGTATCAGTTAGGGTTTTCCCTACATCTTTTGCATCTGCGTCCGCCATAACGATAGGGTCAGGGTCGGCGTCAGGGTCAACTAGGTCAAAGTCAATGTTCCCATAGAACATTTTGTTAATGACGTCTGTTGCCGTAACTGAGTCTGTAAATGCAGCATCAAATGAAATAGCCACATCATCCGTAGCTGTAGCTACGTCAATGCTAATCCGGTCAATAAAGAACGCACGGAAGTCAGACATCTGAACAGTCTGATTCTCCAACGTGGTAGTAGGTACAACAAACGCAGATGCCCGAATAACCGTGTTTGGCTGGGCTGTAGCCGTAACTCCACCCGCAGCAGCAATACCAATAGAGACTGCCGAAACGGCAGCTACCAGTAAAGTTGTCGCAGCAGCAGAGGCACGGATATTAGCCATTAGAAGCTCTCTCTAACCGTAAAGCGTAGGGTGTCATACACAGTCTGTACTTCACCGTTAAAGTTAATCACAATCTCGCCTTCGTACATGCCGGGGTCTACATTAAGCACACCACCAGCAAAATTAAATTGTATCTGCCCAGTCGTACCACCACTCAGCTTAGAGGTGCTAATAGTGGACAACAGTGTAGTTGTACCAGATTCTCTGAACTTAATTGTGACAACCGTGGTGGACAGAGATAAATCAATAGGCGAACCAGTTAAGTCGTCAGTCAACGTCACAACAATGACTGGCTTCTCATCACCTTCTACTAAACGAATGACATCAGCAGCCATATTATCCTCACGCTAAAGGGCGCATCTGCACGGTCATCGAGGCACGGGCTGCACCTAGATTCGCTCTTGCTCTGCGCTCGGTTATTTTTGAAAGATATTGCTTGGCATGGTACGTAGCCAACTCGCGGTCACTCCAGTTTTTGTTGGGCATGACGAGAAGGTGCTGCAACGCACCGTGCATGATGACGTTCTCTAGGTCATCAAAGATTGTTTTATCCATGCCTGTAGACGTGCGCAAAGGCTTTAGAACCGCAATCATGTTGAGGTCATAGGCTACAGAGTCATCGGGTAGGGGGGCAAGAACAAAGCTATCAGGGTCTAACTGACAAATATATTGCGGGTTAGACCGCTGCGTTACATCTAAGTTAGGCCACTGGGGGTAGGTGTCATACAACTGCTCAAGCGTCAAAGGCGAGAGTGGTGCACCATTTACCGTGGCTGTAAGGAAGGCATGGACTTCAGTCTGAGTTGGGTTGTTGTACGGATACTCGTATACGCCCGGGGTCAGACGGGTTGAAGGTTGCTGATACCGCCATGCAAGCGTACGCTCGCACGTCTCAATTGCTGAATCACGAATATGTTGCTCTAAGATTGGCTGAGGACAGCCCGGTACACTTGCCGCAAGGCGTGTAGCCAACGAGAGAAATGTGCGAGTACTCATGAGGCGATTACCTGTTCTTTAGCTAGACCCGCTTCTTCCGTGTCAGTCAGTGACCTTGCCTGTGCGCTCACACCAAGGGCTTGGGTAAACGATTGCTGGAACAACTGCGCACGGTTAGAGTTTACATGCTCATTATCTACGGATTCGGCTAGGAACACAGTACCGTCAACTACAACAGGGAAGAAGGCATCGGGCAGCAAAGCCACAACGTCTGTACCAAGGTAGTTTGGGGGGGTCTGTGCATATTCCCCGATAAGAACTTGTCCTGCGGGGGCTTTGGGGTAGATGAAGAACTTGTTGGGGTTGCGCACATGGCGCATCCAGTTGACTGTTGGGCCAGCAGCATCATTCATCCAGCCGGGGTATGTCTGGTCAAGGGCAGTGCGGTCAACTTCCGTTACACCTGAGCCGTCCTTAACTTGGAAAATTTCTACAATACGAACTGACTCAATTGGGGGAGACTGGATGACAGACCCTGCCGTAGTTGGAATCTCTCCGATGTAGGCAAAGAGGTCGGGGCGCAATACAGACATACGCTTAAGCGTTTGATTGGCAAAGCCCAGTAACACCGCATCGCTGTAGCGTTGGGGTGCACTAATGTCTTGTAAAAGGCGGCGAGCCTCGGTGACTACATCATTGAGTATCATTCGGGTAATCCCTTAGAAGCATCAGCATTGAGTTCGTGGTTTTCAATACGAGGCTCAACTGGAATTTCTTCCACAGGGGTCTCTAGTTTCAAACCTGTTTTGCGACCAGCTTGTTTCTTTGGGATAAACTTCTCAGGAAAGGCTTCTTCCTCAGTTACTTCCTCAACCAGTGGGTTTTCAGCCAACAGTTCTGTGTAGTCGTAAATAAAACCATCGTTTTTGTTTCTTAGAAAACGTGCCATTTAAAAACTCCTATCGGTACTTGGATGTCTTACTCGCTATTTTAGCGGGTTGTTTTACAAACTGTTGGCCTTTTGCTTTACCATCGCGCTTTGCTTTGGTAGTCGCCGCATACTCTGCGGGGGTCAACGCTTTTATTGCAGCCTCGGGTAAATACCGTTCTCCGGTCTTACTCGAAGGTTTACCGCTCTTGGTGCGCCACTTCTGGTCACCCCAATCTTTGAGAGACTTCTGCGGGGCTTTCAATCTTTGTACCCTCCGCCAGCAGCCTTATATTTCTTAGCAACAAGTTGTGCTTTACGTGCCGACCACTGGCCTGCACCTGTGCCCTGCGTTGCCGCAGCTTTTACTTGCGACACAATACGTTTACGCAACTCGGGCTTAGTATAGTTGCCTGCTGCGTTTACTTTGGATTTTGTTTTTGTAGCCATTAGCATTTCCACCTTGCGAGTGCTGCTGCTTTACGTGTTGGTTTACCCTTTTCGTCTTTCATAGGCCCGGGCATACCAGACATACGTGCACAAAAAGAATCCTTGCGTTTACCACCTTCAGGCTGTGGAGCTTTTAAATTTGAGCCTGTTGCTGCATTGTACTTAGCACGACCTTTAGCGGTCAACCCAGCACCCTGCGATACAGGTAGTTTCTCACCACGACCTACGGACAGGTTAACGCCCTTTTTCTTGGTAGCCATTACACAACCTGTAAAAATATAGTAATCTTTGCCGATGTAGGAAGTGTTACGTGAACATCGGTAGTGAATAAAATACCATCGTCAGGAATATTCATGACAATCGGTTGTGTGCCAGTTCCAATATTAAACTGCAACCTCACAGTACCAGAAGCACCGCCGTCACGAAAGATAACATCACCAGCAGTACCACCGCTGATTGTGTGATACCCACGTAGTTGACGCCGCCCAGTAGCTAAAGTACCTGTTGCTTCTGTATGTACAGTCGTTACATTTGACATATTGTTCTCCTATTGTAAGAAGGGGGGCTTTTAGCCCCCCGCCTTTTAGTTGATGTCTGTCAACAATGCGAAGATACGCACAACAGCAGCGGCTGGTACAGCAGTACCAAGCGTGATGTCGATAGTATCAGCAGCAGAGTACAGTTTGCCACCACTCAAGGTAGGAGCAAACGCACCAGACGACAACACAGGAACACCACCAGAAGTACCAGTAGCGTTCGCTGAAGTAGCAGCCAAGTAACCAGCAGCGGCAGAGCCGTCACCGATAGAGATGGTGCTAGTTACGCCAGCGGCGGTAGTTACCACCATACCTACGTTAGACACAATAGTGCCAGCAGGGATAGGGATAATTTCCATCACATCAGAAGCAGCCAGTGCGGTAGCACCAGCAGCAGAACGTGCCGCAATGATTTTAGGAAAATCAAGCGTAAGTTCCACGCGAACAGTCTTGTTAAGAGAATCCGCAGGGTAAGCAGCCGAGCCTTTATTAAAGCCCAGAGAGTCAGTGTATGTAGCCATTTTAAATCTCCAAAAAAGTTAAAAACGGGAGGCCGAAGCCCCCCAGTTGGTTACGCTAAAGTAACGATACCTTGTGCCAATGCTTCAGGTTTAACAACTTGGTAGCCGTAAACTTGCAAGCCACGAATGACGTTACCGAAAGTAGACTCTGCACGCAAAGACTCCATCTCAGTCATCTGTGAAGCAAAAGTAAAGCCCATCTTGTGACCAGAAATGATGCTGAACTTGCCAGAAGTCACAGATAAGTTGTGGCTTACATAGACAGTAAAGCGGTCAATCATGCCCAAGCGACCATTACGCAACACAGAAACGCTGTCACCAGTGATAGAAGCATCCTTCAGGTCTGACTTCTTAATGTAACCAGCCATCTTGGCTGGAATAATCAAGAAACGCTCAGACTCAGGGCAGTTTGCTTCGTCAAGAACAGTGCCCATGTCTACGATGTATTCAAGGACGTTGGTCTTAGTAATAGCGATAGCCGAACCAGATGTACCCAAGTCAATGTTGCCAGAGATACGACCAGCAGATGCACCTTTGTTCAAGGAAGAAATGCTTGGAAGAATATCTGTCAAAACACGTTGGTCAATCTTAATCTTCATACGCTCAGAAGCGTCTTTAGACCAAGTGTCCATCATGTTCACATCGGCTTGAACCTTATCCACGTCGTCTTCGATACAGGCAAAGTACTCGCCCTTGTCGATAACCAATTGGATTTTTGGCTTATCAGGATTCTCAACGCTCAGGGTTTGGCCCTTAACGTAAGTCTTGATGGTGATTTCAGGAGTGGTACGGATGTTAACCGTGTCACCCATTTTACGAATTTCACCTTCGTAGTTAGTGTTAGAGATTGCTGCGAGCACGGTGGCGTCGTAGAAATTCTCGATGAGTTTGCCAGACCAAATCTCTGGAATGAAGTTACCCGAATAGTTCGGGCGGCCTGCGGCTACGGGAAATGCCATGATATTACTCCTCTAATCAAGCGTTAACAATTATGCGACCTTCTCTCTGTGCAGAGAAAATGTCACGTTCGATGCGGTCACGCTCTGCTTCACGTCCTTTGTACTTGCCTTGACGAACATCGTTGAAAAAGGTTTTGATGTCTTCAGGGCTGTAGTTCTTGGCGTTTGTTCCTGCTGGTGCACCTGTGCTACGTCCCTTACCGGGGGTAACTTGGCGTTCCAACTCAGAAGCAGACACATTCCGGCGGGTGTTTTGAGCAGCAGTGACTTGTCCAGTTAGCTCAAGCCAAGACTTAAAGAAGTTACCTACTCTGCGCACATCGAGGCCACGTTGAGCGTCCTCAAGGATAGTTTGGCGGCTAATACCAGATAACGGGTCGGTCTCAAGAAGCCAAGACTGAAAGTCTGGGTCTTCGTTGATGGCTCTCCAGTTTGGAATATAGTTTGTCAACTCCATCCAAAATTGTTGTTCGACAGTTGCAGCTTGACGATGTGCAAGGTTATTCACCTGTGGCACTACGTTAGTCTGAAACTGCTGAAGCAAACGGTCAAGCTGTGCAATTTTCTGGGCGACAGGAATTAACTCCTCTCGTGTCACACGACGCATAACGTCTAATGACTCCCCATATTCTTCTTGGTCTTTCTCAGTAACTAGCGGGTCAATACTGGCCTGCCCTGAGCGATTTGAAGACTGTTGCGCAGAAATCGTTGCCAACAACTGCTCCATCTGCTGCAAACGACCTGAAAGTTCTTTGTTCTGCCCATGTAGGCGAGGAACTTCGGCGTTATACATGCCTTGGAGGGTGCGGTATTTCTGAGATAGATTTTCTTCTGAGCCTTTTCCATCATCTTTCGTGTGCTCAACACTAGATGACTGAGCAGCATTGTTCGAGCCAGCGTCGTCGGCGGTCGGAGTGCTTGTATTAGCATCGTTGCTGGGCGGAGTTCCACTGTCGGCGGAAGAATTTTGTTCTTCGCCATTAGTTCCATCACCATTAAGTTGCTTATACAGTTCTTGAACTGCCTCGGTCTGTTTACGAATTTGCTCTGGAAGTGCCATAGTAAAACGCTCCTATCGGTATGCGTGGATTAGACGGCGAGTCATATCATGACTTTGCCGCTAGTTCAGGGGACTCTTTGGCGAGTTTGTAAATCTCACCCAAAACTTGGCATCGCCCCTGCATCAATGCCGCGTTGTTTATCGCAGATGGTAGTTGCTCTAGCTCGTGCATACGCCATGCTTTCAACCACTCCAGAAGTTCTGGATGCTGACGCACAGCGACAGAAAGAGCCTTTATAACTGACGGGTCAGGACGTATCACGGCTGACCTCCACTACGATTCATGACTGTGTTTGCCTCCATGCCACCTTTGGGTGTGCCATCAGGCTGAAGTGCTGCACCTGCTGCTTGCTGCTGTTGGGCAGCGAGAGCTTGTGTCTGTTCAGCAGCCGCTGCTACGCGGCCTTGATACGCAAGTTTATCCCGAGATGGAATGAGTTCATCCACAGACATTTGCAATCCTTTAGCCACTTCACGAAGAATCGCTGCGCGGCCATCCTTACCAAGAATCGACATGTCAATTTCATTGGCGGTTGCGTTAAGGAATTCGATACGGCGCACGTTGACAGTCTCTTTGACAGCCAAGTTGATTGCGCCTTTGGCGATGACTTGTACATCGCCCTTAATAGATTCATCCTCGTCGTAACGCATGTTGTATACGAACTGGCGTTGGACAATAGGTTTAATCACATCACCGTCGATGTGACCGACTACTTGGCGGATACCTTTACCAGCAGCACCCATCAGCATGGACAAGCCAGATGATGTACGGCCTGCGCCTTGTACATCTGTGTTGCCATAGAGGTATGCTGGGATACCGGAGTGGTCATCAGCCAAGCGTGCAAATTTATCGTACACAGCCACAAGGGTCTGTGCATTGTCATCTGGTTGTGTAAAGCGTACAGCAGGTGCACTCGAACCCACAGGGTCGTTAGTTACTTGCCAAATCTTCCAAGGGGACATCTGTGTGATGTCTTCGTTTGGAGGGATACGCTCTAGGTTTACTTCGACCTGAGGGCCAGAAGCAATACCCATGTTGTTCACCAACGCACGAGCAGCAGCGTTACATACGTTCTGCAAGTCTTCGATGATTTCAGGAATACCTTTACCCCAGAACGCACCGGGGCACTTGATAAACGAAGTCTTAGCGTATGGCTTCTGACCTAGTGGGTCATAGTTCAATACAGCCTTGATGACGTAGTTACCAATCATCCACACGTTAGCATCGTACTCTTGAGCCTCGTCAGGGATTTCTTCTTCCGTCAATCCCCACTCGCGGAGCATCTTGCCGGAAACTTTGCCCCAGAACTCAAGTGCATCAAACACATCGGTCGGACGCATGTAGGAATAGAACTTGCGCTCCTCCTCGTTTTTAATCAACTCCACGTCTTCGTTAATCCAAGATGGGCCTGCGCCTTCATCTAGGATGGTACGGATAGCGTCATCGTCGTAACCCGGCACACCAATAAGGTCTGATAGGTCAGGACGAGACAGTGGGTGATGCTCGAACAGGTATCCATCTTCAATGCGGGTAATGCCCGGCTCAGGATAAATACGGAATGGGTCAACCCGCTCAAACTCAGGAGCAAGCCTCTCAATTGGTTCTACAGTCGTACGACCATCAACTATCTTCCAACCAAGTGTACGTTGACGACGCACAATCGGGCCTTTAATGAAGGCACATGGATAGGTTACGAGGTCAGTAATGAAGTCGTTGAACGACTCTGCCCAGCCGCCTTGAGCAAACTGGTCTTCAATCTTTAAGTGCATCTTGTCAGCACGAATCTGTGCGTCTTGCAAAATCTTAAAGCGATAGTCCTGTGAGACCATCTCTTTGAGTTGCGCCATCTCTTGTTTGCTAGGAGCTTGTTGATTCTCCTCCAGCATAGTTAACACTTCGCTGGCAAACGCGTCTTGAATCTGTTGACGGTCAAGTGGCGACAAGTCAGGAATCGGGGTGGGGACAATATCCCAAGGGGGTGTACCGCTGTCAAGCAAGATGTCTCGTAACCACGATTCCGCAGCACGGCACTTTACTTCAGTAATCATCATGTAGATTTCTGAACCACCTTGCTGCTTAATCTGACGTAGCTTATCTGGCTCATACGTACCATTACGCTGGCGCATAGCTGTCAGCATCTGGTCTTCAATAGGCTTCTTAGCAATCTTTGCTACATCCCAGCACATACGGACGTGTTGAGACAAGCCAAGTACCATTGGTTGGTTTTGTCGCTCCTGCAAAGCCTGCGCCGTCGCATCCTCATCCTGCTTGTTGAGTTCGGCGTTAGAGACTACACGGAGAAAATTTAAACCTGCCATGTGTTAATCATCCATATCGGGACGTTTGTTAGCCATGTGCTCACGAACTTCCATAATGTCTTCAATGTCCATCGGTGGCGGTGTGTACTCGTACATCATCATTGGCTTCGGCTTTCCAGCGAGACCACTATTGTCCATCTTTTCATTGTCCGAAAAGATTTGCGACGTTTTGGTAACTTTAATCTTTGCCATTGAAGTCTCCTAATTCACACCTTACCACATATTGTAGGGTGTGTATGACAAGAAGTATACACACACTCAAAAATAAAGTGCAAGAGAAAAAATCCCCGAGGACGTGACCCCCGGGGATAAAGGTGACAACTGCGTGAAGAAACCAAACCCATTATATCAAGTCCAACCTGCGGATGCAACAGGGCGAATGTCTCGACGTTGGGGGGTATGGCTACCTTCCCCTACGCTGGCAATGTGTAACATCAGGTACTGTAAGGCTTCGGCTACGTGGGAGTGTTTGTTCTTATCAATGTCCCCGTCGCCCTTGGGCTTGTAGCGATACCCGCCCATCATGGCAGCTTTAAGCTGTGTGCACCCGGGGTCAAGCAGGAACGCTGGGTCTCCGTCAACTTGACGCATGAGATAGTCGGCCACCGCATTGAGTCGGGTTGACACATTGTTGGTCTTGGCTGGGAATACTTTAAGACCCTCAGCCTTGATGATGTCCACCGCACTGCGCTCGTCGGTCTGCGCCCGCTGCACACCTGCTGGGTCAGTCACCACAATAATAGGTGCACCACCGAACCGCTCGTAGATAAGCGGCTTGAGTACTGTACGTACAAATCGCTGAATACCCATGTCAAACGATACAGCCTCGCCAAGTATCAGCGCCCGACCACGGGGGTCTTGCTGTCCGATGACTGCGGCGGGGGTAAGTCCCAAGTCCATCCCGATAACAACAGGGCGCACACCGTTGTGGATGAACCGGAGTTTCTCCTTTGCCATGTGGTAGTCCGGTCTGAAGTATTTGTAGACGGGCATACCAGCAGACGACAGACCGTAGTCCCCGTCGATGTAGACACGGATGTATTCTTCTGAGCGACCTTGTGTATCGTAGTAGCCATCAGGGAGATTCTCGATGTTTTCTGCGTAAGGACTGCGACCGGAGGGCTGTTTGAACACATCCCACCCGTTGTTATTGGGTGACACCCCATCTTTGGGGTCAAGCCCCTCCATCTGATAGTACCACCACGTATCCATAGTCGGTGGGTTGGTGTCACCCCACATCCCATGCCATGACGGGCCACCGTCTTTAGCCGACGGAAAACGCCCAATACGCTTGGACATCGCATCCACAATGTCGGGGTGGATGTCTCGGCACTCGTTAAACCATGCAAAGGATAGCTCCAAGGAGTTCAAGTTGGCTACGTCATCCGCATCGTCCAGTGCTCGGAACATAATCTCGCACTCGACATCCCCTACTTTGAAGAAGTAAGTCTTGGTCGTACGCATGTATTGCCCACAAACCCCCGGTGGAAACCAGTCCAAGAAGGTCTTAATGGTCGTATCTTGTAGCTGCCGTGCGGTTTCACGCACAATAGCCGCCCGTGTTTTGCGTATTCCTTGGGCATTGGGTTCTTGCATACTAGCCCTACGGACAACTTCAAACGAGCAAGTCACGGATTTACCCGAGCCGACAGGCCCAATCAGGACACGCATCTTCTTGTCCGAATCCATAAACTTCTTGCCAGTTGGCGGAGGTGTATAGTTAATGTCAAGCATTGTGTTCCCCCACCAGCATAACAACGAACTCATTGCCCCGGCGTTTGTGTTTGACTATCTTAGTCTTGAATGAGTGTTTGAGTTCCTTCAGACTAGCTTCCATGTTGTGTGCCTCACTAGCAGACTTGAACCTCGCAGCCCGCATCCCCTCGTAGGTTGAGGTAAACATGTTGTCAATGCTCAATGGAAGTGACATCGGTAACCTCAGTGGTATCTGCTTCTATTGTCCGAGCATCTTGTGGTGAGTTGCCTAGATTGATGGTGATGCGTACTCCACCTGCGCCGCCTTCGTTACCCACTTCAACTTTCGGCTCTAGCCCGCCCCACTTCACAGTGGATTTAATCAGGTCAGCCTTGACTGCGGGCGATACAGCAGGGTCATGTATTAACATCCAAGATGTTGTTAGGAGTTCTTCCGCCTGTGCACGGGCCTTGAGCTTGAACGTCAAACCCTTCTCTTGGATTTCTCCTCGATAGTGCTCGACCTTCTTCAAGAACACCTTATCGGCGTTGAAGTTAATGATGTCAGATGCGGCTATCTTGTGGCGAGTCATGACCTCTTGCAAGGTTTCGCCGCTGCCCTCTAGTGTGAGAGCAATGTCGAACGCCAGCCTATCTGACCACTTAGTGTGGTGTAGTGGTAGGGTATCCATGTCCCGAATATAGCATGATGTCTTACGGCTGTGTCAACAAGTTTGTGTTCGGTGAGTTAACTTTACACGCCCATTTTTTTCTTCATCTTCTTTTTCTCTCGCCGCATAGCTTTCTTTTCTTGCTTCTCATCGTAGTGGTGTATCCGGTGGCAATTGGCACATAGCACCACGCATTTATCCACTTCCCGCATGATGCGCTCCCAGAAGTGCCCGCCGCGCACCAACTGGTGGAGGTGCACGTTGTCTTTGCTTTTTTCTACGTGGTGAAAGTCTAGTGTTGCTGGATGGTTCTGCCCACACCGCGTGCAATGCAGCGTTGCCTTGAACTCCGAAAAGCGTTTGGCAATCTTCTTTTTAGTTGAACCAATAGCTTTAATTATTTCTTTTTTGTTTTTCTCGTAGTATTTTTTCGAGTATAACTTTTGTTTTTGCTTCCTTATCTCGGGGTCTTTGTGTGGCATCTAAACACTTTCTCCAGTACAGTGAGTCGCTGTATCCCCACGGCTTAGTTGGGTCAAACATTTTAAAACCCGACGCTGCAAGATTGTTCGCCGAGGGGTGGTTGTCTCTTGTATCTGATATTAGCCATCTATAGTTGGCTTGTCTTGCTTTTTTAATTCTAACCGCGATTAGTTTTTTCTGTAGGCCAAGACCTCGGTATGTAGATAGCACTCCTGCACGGCACAGGTATCCACAGTCATACCATGTCTGCGACCGAACCAGTCCAGCAAACCCAATTGGTATTTTATCTGCGTACACAATCCACCACCAACCTTTGGTCACATCACACACTTGGTCTTGGGGCAGACACTTTTTTTGGAGGTACGCAAGCGTCGTCACTACTTGGGTGTCGTTGGTATTAACGCGGCGTATTATCAGTTCCATAATATGTAGTTGATACCACAACTGCGTGGCGTAATGATGAAGCTCTTGAAACTTTACACGTTCCTTTTTTTGGGTCTTAGTTTAAGAGGTTTACTATATACAGGGGGGGCATGAAAAAAAGCAATCCATGTACCCCCCCGTCAAGCCAAACAAAAGTCACCGCGCCCAAAAAACAAAAATAAAAATCACCGCGCCCAAGCCTTGAAATCAGGCGTATTTGACACTTTTGTAAAGTTAAGGCAATCTGAATTTGTCGATGCAATTCGCACCGATTCAGACGCAAGTCTGATGTTCTTTAACCTTGATAGGAGTTTTACCATGAGTGAACGCACTCCGACCGTTAAGCGGTCAATTGCCCCCGTAACTGTGACGGTAGAAATCACAGCCACCCGTATCAACGAGAACGGCACGCTCTCGGGAATTACGGCAAAGGTTGTGAAGCAACCAGTCAAGGGTAACGAGTTTAAAACCTCAGTACCCCCAATGGCAGGCGGAGCAATCTACCTGAAAGCGGAGAGTCTCGAAGGACTGCAAGTCCTGACAGGCGACGAGCCAAAGGTAGCAGTAAAGCGTAAGTTGTTCTAAGTAACCCCCCGACTGGTGACAGCAGTCGGGTTCTTTTTTAAAACCATGAGGAGTAATCCAATGAAGGTACGTAAAGAAGAGCCATATCGGTTCTGTGTAAAGTGGCGAGAGAATGATTCAATCTTCTTCCGCTGGTTCAAACGTGACAAACAGGCATGTCAATTCCAGCAAGAGTTAATTGATGATGGAATCCCAATGCAGGATGTCAAGATAGTGATGAAGTAAACCAAGGAGCGGAGGCGAAAGCCTCCCTCCCCATTACCCAACCCGTCGAAAGGCGGGTTTTTTTACGTCCAGACTTTACATTTCTTTATGTATTATATATAAACCATACGTCGGGGGGTGCAGGCACGGCACATTTGCGCTATAAGATGTAAAGTAATGGGGATAATCTATGGACAATCTAACCCATATGGCATGTTTAGATTGTTGTAAGGTATAACTTGACACCAGTAAGTGGTTGATTTCATTGGTGTTTAGCCATCTTGTAGTAGAGTTAATCTAAATAATCTAAATAATCTAACTGATTTACACATATACCCTTTCATCTAGGGGTCAGACTGTAAAGTTAAGGAGGCGGCGTACATATGCACACATTTTTAGACCTAAACTTTACTAGATTATTTGCCTTTTTTAGATTATTGCCCCGTAAGTTGTTGATTCTTTTAGGTATTCCTAACAATCTAAGTTTTGTATTTGACTGATTCTTTTGGATATGGTATTCGCGGTGATGGATTGTAAGCTGACCTTGTAAAATTACTTAACTCAGC